TGTTCCAAGCACTTCCTCGATACGCTCCGCCTCGTCCTGCAACGACTTCTCATCCACATTCACCACGATGTCCGTGGGCTTCGTGTCCGTGTTGACCGCCGCTCCGACGCCGATGACTTGCGCCCCCCTGCGCTGGGCCTCAGTCCTTGCTTGCACCAGCTTCAGCCGCAGTTCGTGATTGAACTTCTGCACTTGCGGCGCGATCTCCTTCCGCCACGTCAGCCACTCTGCGACTGTCATGGTGAGATCCAGCACCGTCACGTAGGTTTCCTGGTTTTTGCGCTGGATGGCCATGCGGATGTTGAGATGGTGCTTCTCCAGGTCGCGAATGGCCTGAAGCTCTCGCTTGATAGCCTCGGCGCTGCCGCCTTCGACGGACCTTTCGAGGGGGTCCTTGATGCCGTCCGCCCTGTGCAGGTAAGTCGCTACGAACTCGCGCTTCTTCACGAGACGCTTCTCCAACGTCGTGAGAGACGCTAGAGCCTCCGTGATCGTGGTTCGGGTTATGGTTGCCACTGTTGTCATGCTTCTCCCCTTCTCGCATGTGCCGCTTCACACGGCTGTAATCGTGTGGGAACAACCACGCCTTCACGTCAGGCCCCAACCCGAACGTGCCAGAGTGATCGACGTATGGGCTCTTCAGCGCATGGATGAAGTCCGCGTTGTGCAGCCCTATCACCTCAGCCTCTCGTCCCCACACTTCAACGAAGAGGCAATCTTCAGTGTATCTTCCTTCCGTGCGCCCACACTGGCACTTCCTGACCCGCAGGTTGAGCCGCACCAGATCGTGACAGGAGCGGCAATAGAGTAGCTTCACTTGCGATCCAGGTAGGAAATGCCAGCTGCTAATAGCCATACTATTGCCAGCAATGTGGAGATCAACAGCCCTACGAAGAGAACGCCTTCGAGCAGCAGCATGTTACTCCTTATCTCGGGCAGGGGCGATGCATACAGCCACAGCGTGGACCGACGTCGCACAAGTAAATCTTGCAGCCGCACCGTCGGCACCATGTCCCGAGCCAGGTCATAGTTACTCCTTCCGAACGGTCAGTTCGCTCTGCACCAGTGAATGACGTTGCATGTGTGGCACACTACATCGCCTGTACACAGCGGCGGATCAGGCTCGAAACGCCAGTTCACGTCATGCCCTCGCAGCCAACACTTGACAGCGCCGAGCAGAGCTAGCAGCTTGTTCAGCAGTCGCCGGGCGGCCATCGCTTGCGATCCAGATGGGAGCTGATAGCCACGCCAATACCAGCTATTGCCAGACCTAACGAGATGGCCAGCAACAGGTACAGTATTTCCAAGCCGATCCGTTCAGCCAGCATGTTACTCCTCAGTCTACGAAGATGAACTCGATACCTGCTTCTCGGCCCAGCAACTGCAACTGGTGTTCTCGTTCTTGCTCTTCAAGCGATTGGTTATCGTTCGCATGCATCAACTCGGAACAGACGTTGCTGTTGCCGTGGCTCGTGTTGAGCAGCTTCTTGATGCTCTGCCTTATTCTTGAGTTAAGCATCACTTCTGCCGGGGAGGGCTGCCCAGCAATGCTTGACGCTTCGTACCCCGCCTCCAGCATCGCGAACCCAAGGCAGCACATCATCGGGTTCCGCTTCTTTTTCTGCCGGAGCATAGAAAGATCAGGACCCCGCCCTCTGAACCACTGTTCGCGCCGGACGGTGACTTTCAGCATGTCACTCCTTGTAACTGATCACATGGAAGGTCACGTGGAAGTGATCATCCAACAGTGGAGCAATCACCGCTCGCACCGCAGGCCATTCCAGCCTGCCGTTCCCACAGCCGGGGCGTGGCATGACAACGTGTAGCGTTTCTTCGGGCAACAGGTCTAGCAAAGTCGTTAACTGACCGCATGACCTACGAATGAGATTCAGGTCTGCCTTTTGGTGCCACTCGTGTTTCACAGGGAACGTGATGAGCCGGTAGCCGCCATGCATACCGTAGTTCATGACTATGTTGCCATTCCGTGAAATGAACCTGCCTAGATCTCTCGCCAGTGTTGGGTATTTGTGCTTGGCTTGCTCGGCGCAGCCTCTGCCCATCACTGCCTCGCCGTTACGCTTCACGCTGCCGTTCGTAGTGATAACCCGGACGTTGGCCGGATAGTCCCACAGGTTGCCAACTACTTCCCGCACTTCTTAACCTTCCTGCAACCATCATCACAGTAGCGATGGTCGGCGTTGATGTCAGTGCTGCACGAGTAGCAGAACAGATGCATGTGCCCATCTCCGTCCCACTCACGCTCAACTGGTTTTGAGTGTTTGCACTGTCTCGGTTTCATGTGCTGTATGTAACCTCGTAATCCTCGCTCTGTGCAAATCGTGGACTAGGCTCGTGGGAAGTTTCAGCCTTCGCGTCGCCCGCTACGGTGTCTCCGCTCCTCGGCTTTATTGCTTGTCCCTCAGTTGGGATTGCATGCCCACGTTTTGTACTACCGTTTCTATTCACGGCACCTAGTCCAAGCTTCGCGTGTCTACGCCTTCTGGCGTATAACGCCTGGAACAGCTTCCTGCGATATCCGGGTGGATAGCCGAGAACCCACAGCATCGCCTGCTCCCGCGTCCAGACTGGTTTCTCCCGGAGTATCATGGAGACCAGCACTCTGATCTGGTGATCTCTACCTGCCATTGTCCTTTACCCCACCACTCCAGCGCCACCCATCAGTGTACACCATACCGTTCTTACACCACTGGCAACTGAGTGTATCGCCCTCTTTTGGTAACTCAGTCGCTTTCGCCATCGCTTCCCGCAGCGTTTGCGTGCAACAGCGCATGAGCCCACCGATGTAGATCTTACACTCCATCTTACTCGTCACTGCTGCGGGTTTCAGCGATCACGGTCACAATCTGTCGTGCCAAGTTTACGGAACGCTCAGCTATCGTCCGGCAGTTTGCCACAATGCTAAGGTTGACTGTATTTACCATCCCCGCAGCTATGCTGCCAGCGATAATCGCTATTAAGCCGTCAGGGTATTGAGGCGGTGTGGGCTTCATTCGTCCAACCTCAGCGGGATTATGCGATACTCGTCGTCAAGGGTCATACCCTTCACTCGTTTTCGCTTCTCCCATTCCGCTGCAACACGAGCCTTGGCCTTCTCTTCAGACGAGTAAACGCCAAGCGGGTAATAACCCCACGTTGTGACGAGGTAAAGCGTCGGCATAGCTTTAACCGTGGCCTAGTCCTCATTCTTTCCCTTCCGGCTCGGTCGTCCCCAGGATGCCAGCTTGCTGCACCCGCAGGGCTATATACGCACGCGCGAGTTGGCGCACGTTGGGCGTGGCGGCGAAAGCGCCTGCCTCTACCGCTCGCGCGAATACAAGGATGTCATTCGGCTCGTGCTGGTCGGCCGTCAACGTGAACTGTGGCGTCTCGGCCGTCCGGAGGGCTTCGAGTTCGTCGGCCCACACGTTTGGTGTGTCCAAATCCATATGTTTTGCGTATCTGCGCATGCGGCCCGCGAGCGCCGCCAGTTTGTCGTTTGCGCGAGGTAAAACTAAAGATACGGGCATAACACACTCCTATGAACATACACAGCGTCTCTGCTGAGCGGGGTAACGTCACCCTGCGGTAGCGAAGTGAAATACGCCCACAGCCCGAATCCTACAGCAGATGCCATGCCCAAAGCGAACACGAACAAAACGCACCTCTCGGTTTTAGTGAGCATTTCTTGTTGTTCCTGGTCCTCAGTCGCCGGACGGCTCCCGCTGGGCTTCAACACACCAGCATCCAGCATTCTATGAATGCTCTGCGCCTCAGCGTAAGAGGGGTTCCAGCCTGGGCCCTTCTCCTGCTCCAACCACTCGGGGAACTCGCTCACAGGACACCTCAATGACTCGCGTGTTTCGGACAGCGGGCCACCCTTTCAACGGGACCACTGTAGACGCAGCCACAGGGGGCTGACCAGTTTGGCTTCAGTGGTTCTCTCTTCATGCTCACTCACAGCACACCTAGCGCCTTGGCCTGAACCTCAGGCACCAGACGCCACCAGCTCGGCCCCCAGATGTATCTTCCCTTCCGCCACTCCGCCTTCAGTTGGGAGATGGTGAAATACCTGCGCTGGCAGGCGAGATACAGCACGCAGCGCATCTCTTCAGCCTTCTCCAGCACAGGGCGCATATCCTGCAATGTGTTGGCAACCGCAGCCAGGTTACACGCCTTGCGCATAAACCGAGGTGTTGGAAACATCAACCTCTCCAGTCCGTGTACAACGCCCATACCAGCATCACCAGGGCCACCAACGCTAGCACAGCATAAAACGCTAGCATGGCGTCTGACACCGGCCCTCGCGGCATGTATGGGAGCATCATATCCTCAGTGAGTGCGCATGGTCGTAATTGCCGGGTTTACCCGCAGGACACATACACTCTTTACCGTCGATATACCAGGCGTCTGGGTCCAGCCCCTCATAGCTCCTGACGGTTACGCGCTTCTTGCAACGTCTGCACGTGAGTTTGCGCTCTTTGCGGATAACCATCACATCCTCGCTTTCGGCACGTTGCTCATCAGCGCGACGTCGGACATCACCTCTGACATCACTGTATGCAGCGTTATGGCCTCAGCGTCGCTGTTGCACACCTCCATCGTGAAGAGAGTCATCAGCTTCATCTTCATAACCATGCGCTCCAGCTCCCTGCCGGAGTAGCCTCTGCGCTCCAACGCCCGGTCTATCAGAAGTGTGTCCTGTTCGTTCACTTCTTCAACTCCAGATCAAGCTGGATAAGGCAGAGCGGCACGAGGACGCTCCATCCGAACTGAGCCACGGCCACCACGTAGATGATAGTGGTGTATACCGCTCTCAGTGGCCTAAATGTGATGTACTTCATGGAGTCTACGCTCCTGCTTGCCGCCTCACGGCAGAATCTTTCCTTGGTTGGCGCCGTCTGCTGTTCCACAGATCCATTTCAGGCGTCTCAGCCTGCAGTCTAGCCCTGAGCGTGGCTCGTGCTCTCTCACGACGCCTTATCTCTCGGCGCCGCAGGTCACGTGCTTTGTTCATGGGGTCGGGCACAGCGTCCTCACCCGGTATTTGAAGGAGCGGGGTGCTATCGTGGGGAACAAGCGCATACTGATGTAACGCTCGTCACCATCCCACGTTGAAATCACGGCGAACAACGCTCTACGAAAGCGACTTGGGGCCTTGCTTGGCTTCCTTGCTGCCCTGCGCCTGCTGCTCGTTTTCATAATTGCGCCTCACAGACGGTTAATTATGGTCTTCACGATGAAAGCCGTAATCAACCACGCTCCGCTAATGAATGCCAACACCAGCGATAGCGTTGTCAGAACGGTTGTCCAGTAGTCCATAAACACGGAAAAGGGGGGAGCACGGATGCTCCCCTTCGCTCAATTAGTGTCATTCAACTTTCTAGTTCTAATTCCGCATGGCCTTGTCCCTCAGATTACCGCAAGTAAGCGAACAGATGCACCAAACGTTGTGCTCTACAAACGACGAAAAGGGGGAGCCACAGGTGTGGCCCCCTTCCGTTGATAGGCTCGACGTTAGTCGTTGCCCTGGCCCGGATTGTCCTCGTCGTCATGGTCGCAGTTGTTGCCATGACCGCTGTCGTGGTCTTCGTCCTCAGCCTCGCAAGAGTCTTCTTCCTCTTCCTCGTCGTCCTCGTCGTCGTCATCACCAGGCGGAGGTTGTGGTCCACTACCACCACCCGCTCCGCTGCTGTCTCCCCCAACGTAGACCACCAGCTCAGTGCTCCACGCTGCACTCACATCACCGCAGTCGTTGTGAGTGATGCGAACACGGATGTAGTAACGGCCCCCATGTTCGGGGTCAGGAAGGGTAGCGTTCGAGCGATTGGTGTGGAAGGTGCGTAGCAAACGCTTTGGTTCCAGCCCATCACGGCTGTAACTCACCTCTACCTCGTAGGTGGACACGCCCGCAGCGGCATACCAGTCCACAAGGAACGAACGCGCCGACGTGCTATAGTTCTTGGTCTTCCACTTGATTTGCTCGTCCGAGCACGTCACGCCTGGAGCCACGTGCATCACGGTTGTAGGGCTCAATGTTGGCCCCGTCATTGAATTGTCGTTCAGTTGCTCACTGCCGCACGCAGCCGCAAATGCAGCCACAGCAAGCAATCCCGCGTATCGCTTCATTGTGCCTCCCGTTAGAGCTGGATGTTCAGTTCCCAGAAGAGGAAATGAATCCAGCACTGCTTCGTCCGCCAGTGTACACCTACTCCAAGACACAGCGCGTCGTAGTGTGGGTGGATTCTGAACACGCTACCCCGCTTGCTCAAGGCGCTGGAAGTCACGCTCTTGTTGTGCTCCAAGTGCCATGACCTGTCGCACGAAGTCCCGAGCATCGCGAGGGGTGAAGGTTGTGTTCGTTAGGGTGATGATGATAAGCTCGTTCACTGAGTCAATCTCGCTCAGGAGTGGCCTTGCGTGTAGCTTCCTTACCATTGCGCTCCCTTTCTCGCTAGTCTCGCTTTTCGCGACAGAGCCGGAGCCACGTGAATACGCAGCACGCAGTCTCGCGGATAGTAGATGGTGCCTACCGCCTCACCATGCCGCATGGTAATGTTGTCCTCATTGATTTCAAGCTCTTGCACGTAATGCACGACCCGCTGAGGAATCTGTTCTCTGTGCGCCGCTACGTGCAGCTCTACTCTGTGCATACACCCTCCGCAGCTTCGATGTGACCAACAGGGCACTTCCGCAGAGCACTATGATACAGGTTAGAAGGAAGCACACCCACACGGCTACTTCAATCTCGCTCTGTGTCAGGTGCCGCAGGGTGTAAAGGATGTCCCGCATTATCGCCCCCAAACGTGATAATTCCTTATCAACGTAACACCGTTGGTGAGTATCGGGCCGTGTGGGTGAAATGCAATTACCCTGAAGCCCTGATTTTCAAAATGCCTACGTTGACTCAGGAAATTGTTACAGGGACAAGCATCACCGTGATTGTGAGAGTCGTCAAAGCACCCACTGTCGCTAAATGTAGCGGTTACTGGCAGCCACCTCATCCACCACTTCCACCCCTTATTTGGCCACCCCGAAATGCGCAGTCTCCACACTCAGTGCCTCTTCTCGAACTCTGGCCCTGCCACCGGCACGAGGTGCCATAGGTCGCTGACGATGCAGTCCGCGGCCCTCGCAGCCTCAGTGCAACTAAGCACAGGGTCCGCAGCTAGCATGTTAGCTGCAGTGGTGAGCTTGGCTAGCGCATCGTGCAGTATGAGAAACGCAGGATGCAACACCGGAACGGTTTTACGCTCCATTATTCGCGCTCCTCAGCCCCATCATATCTATTAAAGCCGCTAGGCGCTCGGCAGCTTTACGCTGCTGTTCGGGACTTCCGTAGCTGCAACAGCGTCGGCAGCCCTTTGACGAGATTGGCATTACACAGGTGCAACGTTCGTGGCACGGTGTTGTATGCAGGCAGGGACACGCCTTATGAGTAGGAGCGCGCATCAATCCCCCCAGACGACATTCCGGCGCTTCTGCTCATCTAGCCACGCCTGAGACACGCATCCAAGGCTATCGAGCAATACTCGCGTCGCGGTGTTGGTTATGAACCGGAACAGGGTCGTGATTACCAATGTGTAATCTCCCAGAAGAATGCTGAGAGCGTAGCACGCCACCTTGACATGCCGCAGTAGTGAACGAGCCACAGCTTATGACAGTGGCAACGCTCGCGAAACGTCAGACTCACCTGCGCGCCTGCCCCACAGGTCGCATGAGCCCAACGCAGAGTGCGCAGGCCACAAGCACGTAGAACCAGAGCATCCAGCTCATTTTTGCACCTCAGCTCGTGAACAAGGACAGGATATACAGCGCCAGAATCAACAAGGCCATCTGTTTCCCCGTCAGAATCTCTTTTTCAACCGCAGGTCGCATAAACCCTCCCGCAGGTCATACGTTTACGAGAGCCGGTCTGAAGCGCGGAATGGCCGGTTTCCCGGTCGGGTGCCGGGTTTCCGTCTATTCTACCGTGTGACGTCGTGCAGCCGGGTGTCGGGCCGCGAGTCTCGCGTAGCGACTGGCCGCGCTTGCGTCGCCAATCGCGATTGCGTGGCGCACGGCTGCCGAGAGTGTATCGGCGAGGGTCAATCCCCGCCCTACTCGCTCGCGCCTGCTGTGGCCGCGCGTAATCGGGTTAGGCGAGCGTCCTAGGCGATTGTCGAACTGCACGCATGTAAACGGTCGCTTGCCCAGAACCGGCCTGAGAACCGATAGCGGGCCGTGGTAGCGGCTGGCGTCGATAATCTCTAGGTCATCCATCCTATCTTCGTCTCGTTCCATACGAGACGCGGGATGCTGCACTGCGACCATACCCGCCTGCGATAACAGCCACGTGCAATCGCCTGTATGCGCCCATGTGGGGTTATCGTCCAGCGGTGGAGCGTAGAGCCTACCTCCACGTATGTCTGACTGTTGAGACTCCGCGCGTTCATACGGTAGCGATTGCTTGCGCTTCAGCCGTGCGTCTGCTGTAAACACTTCACGGCCGTGGTAGCTGACGAAGCACTCAGAGCAAATCATCCCGCGCACAACGCGCGGTATAGCCCTTTGCTGGAATGCGGGAACAAGGTCGCCTGAATCAAACGTCCAACCAATCTGGACCCTGATAAGGCGCGTTCCGTCGCCATCAATCCGACCGTCTACGCAATCGTTCAACGGGAACGGCCGGTTACAACACGCGCACATTACTTGCCCGTTGATTACAACGTTGTCGCGAGAGGCTTTAGGCTGGCGTCTCACTTGCCGGACGCTGACGTATGGCTCGATATGAGACGCGGTTAGACGGAATTGTGTCTTGCAGTTAGGGCAATGGTGAACGCCGTAGAGCTTTATCGGCCAAGCGTTTGCCCGACATAGCGGACATTTTTTCGTAGCTGTCACGTTCTCGCCCTACGCAATTTTGTAACCGTGTTACCTGTCAAGGCTAGCAAGGTTTCCCCTGCTAGCCTTACCAGATACCGCCGTTACGCCTTGGGTTGTTCGTTCCCCTCGACCTTGCGAATCTTCACCAATCGCGGAACGTTCGATTGATGCTTGGCTGCGGCGGTCGCTTCAGGAGAAGAGAGCCACGTATCCAACGGTCCCCCTTCGCTCAACAGGTTCTCACGCCATGCGTCGAAGTGCTTCCGGCCACCGTCCGAGATGCTGAACTGGTTCCGACTGAGAGACAGACCGTAGGTATCGACATACCCGCCCGCGTCTCTGTCGAACCGAGTATCGCACCAAACGGCCGTTTTGATTGTCAGGATGTTACCTGGCAGGGGCAGTGTGACCTCTGCGACCAGACGCGCGATTACGCCGGTCTTCTCCCCCTTTTTGTTCGTCCGTTCTACCTTGATGTCGCGGTCGGGTCGGGAGAAAATGACCGCTGAGAACGGAAGCGAATACTTGATTGGTTTGGCCGGTTTCTCTCCCGCCTTACCTTTCTCGTTCTGCTCGTTCAACTTCGCGTCAACAGCGGCGGCAGCATCAATCCCTGCCGTCTCTGTAACTTGTTCTACTGTAGTGTTTTCCATTGTCTTTCCCTTCGTTTCGGGCCGTGATTGCGACCGCGTTCCGTCGATTCCGGTCGGGCGAGGATTGGCCGTTCCGCGCGTTTGCTGGCGCTCTGCGGGCCGTTCGTTCGCCGAGCCGTGTCCGACTGCGGCCGATGTTCGGGCCGTTCTGGCGACCGCCTGCACGGACCTTCGCCGCGATTGGCGAAACCCGGCAATGCGACCGCCCACACCCTACCCGGCCGCCGTCCTCCCTTGTATAGATATGTGCAGCCGGTGTATGTATACCATACAGATGTATGTAGAGGATACGGTAGGTGTGTCATGTTGGACCAGAGTCTACCCTGATAGACCATTCCCCCTAGCTAGTCCGATACCTAGACTATAGGACTGTTCAGTCATTCGAGTGCGTTGTTGTCATACCATGTGCGCTCATGTGCCAACCGGGGGGACACCCTATGACACGATGGGACTCCAGCGACAGGGCCTGGGGGGTTACTTCGAGAGAAATTTCATCAAAATTGGGGGACTCAAACCGCGCTTCCCTGTTTTTTTCTACAAATTTTCAAAAACTGACCAGTCTACACGTCTTATAACTCGTTGAAAAGAAAGGAATAAGTACCCTTTTCAGATACATTCTGCTCTTATCACTTGTTTATCGGGATAAAGTATGATAGATTAGAGTTATTCAGATAGGAGTGACGCGTGGAAACCCAAAAATACACCAAACGCCCTCTCGGATCGGCCAAAGCTCGTGCCGACCACAACTATTATCTCCGAAATCAGGAGCGTCTAAAGGAGCGTGCTAAGGAACGTTACGCCGCCGTTAGACAGGCGCGTCTAGAAGAGGCAAAAAAGGCACTTTTAGAGTCTACACCAGTTATAGAAAACGAGCCTCCCAAGTCTAGCAAGTTGAGTCAATGGATTCAACGACTTACAGCCATCGGGAAACAGTCTTCATTGAACGTAGAAAAGCCGTAAGTTGTTGAAAATAATCCTTTCCGAACATTCTTTTCTGTACTATATAGGAAAATATCCCTTGTCTGCGATTCGCAATATAATGTATTGACTTTTAACCCTGAGTATGATAGATTATGGTTATAGAGAGAGAGGAACAGTACAGCCGATGTTGCAAGTCTTTGCACTCATTAGTTTTGTTTTGGTTCTTTACATAACTGTAACTGCTCCCAAATAAAGTTTCCTTCCAATCCGCCTTGCCCGCGCTGCCCTACCATTCCTACCTGGGCGCGTATGGGCAGTTAAAGTCCACCGGGGCCTCACCTCTAGAGCGACAGCTCAACGGTTCAATACGCTAGACGCGGGCGGAAACCAGCCCCACCTTTATGCCGGTGGCGAAAGCCATAACTACTCCTAGAGTGTACCGGCTCCATTTCATGTCTGATAACGAGAATGACCCCACTACAGGAGTTCGAGAGGTTCTGCCAGAGCCAGTTAAAGCGGCTCCAAGACGAGGCGGAACCCACTTCCACAAGCCAGGCTGCCAATGTAAGCCCTGCAAGGCACGCGCTCGGGACGCGGAAGCCAAGCTTGTCACAGCTGGAGGGGGAGAACAAGCCCTGGCGCCCCTCGATCCGAGGGACGAGATCGTACGGGCTGACGAGTTAATCGCTCCTGGCGCCAAGCGGACCTCAAGGTACAAGAAAACGGTCATTGCCGAATGGATCAAGGCAAGGACGCTAGAGCCAGACATAACAAACGTAGAGATCGCACGCCGGTTAAGCATTACTCCGCATCATTTACAGTTCGTTATCCGGCAAGCTACCCAAGAAGGATGGCTGGTCCACGACGACCCCATCTCCCGGATTGATTACCAAATCATTCCTAAAGCTATAGATAACCTAAATCACTTCCTGGAGGCTAAAGATCGCGTGGTTACCATCGAGGTAGCTAAAGGCACGATCTTCAAGTCATACCAAGAGGCTAAAGGCATAGGCCAGTCATCCCAAACAGTCCTGGCCCTCAAGATTGAGCTTCCGACGAACGATTCAGCCCAACTTGAGGTCGTCGAGGGACAGATCCTGGGGAAACCTAAGATTTTACTTCCTGGTGTTCCAGAATCATAATGCCATACAATAAGTATTTTGGGGGCCATGGCGACGAAGTCATGAGCGATATGACAAAGCGCTACGGCAAAGAAAAGGGTAAGCGCGTCTTCTACGCTACCTCTAACAAGGCAAAGAAGGGTAAAAGCCCCAAGAAGGGGAAGAAGCCAAATAGACCATTGGAAGGGTTAAAGAAGTCGTATAAGTAATGGATTTCCATTCCTGGCCCAAAGATCAGAATGACCTATTTATCCGGCTGAAGGGCTGGTGGTCCCTGTCGCATTGGATGTTAAATGGCTAAGTGGTCGCCTATCGCAGCAGAACCGTTCTACAGCAATCCAATCCAGCTCCAGTTTCTTGCCGACCGTAGGCTCCGTTACTGTCTGATTTGTACCACTGACGTCGATAATCCCTACACCTTTTCCTGCCCTCCTACCGTAGCTTGTCCTAAATGCGGAGCGAAGGGCGTTCGAGTTTATGACCGTCTCACCATCATCGCAGGACGGCGATTCGGCAAGACCAGAATTGGAGCTATCGCTGGCGCTGAGGAAGCTACTGTTCCTGGCACTATCGGTTGGGCTTGCGCTCCTACTAACGACAAACTGCACCGATACGTCATACCGGCCTTTAGACAGATTATTCCACTTGACTGGTGTAAGCCAAACGGTTGGAGCCTAGAACACCACGATCTTGAATTAAGGAACGGCTCCCTGATTCACTTCCAGACGTTGGAAGATCCAGATCAGGGACGCGGACAGGGCCTCGACTGGCTCTGGATCGATGAAGTCTCAGAACTTACGAAAGCGCATTGGGACGTGATACGCCCCTCACTGGCCGGTGATACCACGGCCTTCTTCACCACATCGCCTCGCGGCTACGATTGGGCATACGACGAGCTAGTAGCTCCGGCCGAACGCGGTGTCCCCGGTTATCGCCGTTATTTGGCGAAAACCTCCGAATCCTCCAATCCTCGCATCAGCACTGACTTCCTTGCACGTGAGAAGGCTCAGATGTCTGACGAGATGTATAGGCAGGAATATGAGGCAGACTTCGTCATCTTCCAAGGTGCTGTTTATGGGGGCGCGGTTGATCCCCAGATCCTTAAAACGAAGGAAGCCATTCAACATTTTATACCTGAATGGCCGGATTGCTCTCCTTGGCGTCAAGTGCTGGTCGGCCTTGATACGGGTGCCGATCACCCGTTTGGCGCCCTTAAGATCATCTCTACGGAAAGAGGGCTTATCGTTGTAGACGAGTATCTGGAACGGGGGAAGTCCTTCGTCGAGCACTGTGGTGCGTTGAAGAGGATGGCCAACAACTCGAATACCCGCTGGGCGCTGAATAAGAACGAGAAGCAGGCGATGATAGAGTTCGCCCAACCGCCCAACAACATCACGAATCTCTTCGCCGCTGAGAACGACATTATAGCTGGGACAGAACGAGTAAAGAACTGGCTACATTCTCGTCAGCTTTACTTCATTGAAGAGAAGGTTCCCCAGACCATCAAACAAATGAAGTCTTACCGATGGGCTGAGAACTACACTCCTAAAGACCAGCAGAAGCGTCCGCAAGAGAAAGTTTACAAGAAGAACGATGAGCTACCGGATAGCCTCCGGTATGCCCTGATGTCTTGGCCTCAGCTTCCCACCATTATGCTGGACCCGGAGCAAAAGCGCGATATCAGCGCTCTGCCCAAAGAGACACAGATCACCATCCTTCGTGAACGTAAAGCGGAAGATATGTATCAGGACCGGGAGAAAGAAATAACAACGCCAACGACGGCAGAGGACTTTTGGGCGTAGGAGCTTATGGAACCAGCATTCTTAACGTTTTCGGACAAAGCTTTATTGCTTAGAAACAAGCCTAGCAATACGCACAGCATTGAAGAGCTTTTCAGTATCCCACTCAAGCCATCAACCAGGATTATAACTTGCGTTCCAGACTTAGTGTATCGTAGCAGAACGTATGAATGGGGCGACAAACTGCGCAACGCGTTTTACGAATTCAAAGCTCTTGAAGCGCAGGCTAACGCTGCTGGACTACACTCCTATTGGAGAAAGAAGCCAGTCAGCACATTCGACAGATTTCGACACAAAGTTCATGTAAATCTTGTTCGTTGGGGTATATTGATATAATGTGGATTAGCAACGCGGTCGCGGAATGGGTATCGGATCTCAAGAAGTCGGCAGACGTTCAGGCAGATATCGCCAAGGCGGCTCTCCAGGACCTCCGAGAGGAGCTGGCCTCCGTCCGCTCAGAACGTGACGCCCTGAAAGCAGAGCTTACCGCCTCTAAGATCAACAGCGATTGGCTCCGAATGCAGTGGAATCAGATTCAGGCCGAGAACAAAGCTCTTCTTGAGCGTGCGTACGGCGTTCGGGTGCCCGTTCCTGAACTTACCAACAAGACTGAGAAGAATTTCAATCTCCAGGATCTCTTCTCCGATGTGGGTGATGAAGAGGCTAGCAAGCTTGGTTATCCCATTTACGGAGATAGGCAATAACTGTGGCCGACATGATGATGCCGGGAGTGGCTCCAGCCGGAGGTTTCGAGGACCTCGGGACCGATCCTGCGCAGGCTCCAACTACAGCGTTCCCTGGATGGGACGATGCGAGGCTCTTAGAGCTGTTCAAACGGCTCAAGGAAGAGTCCTTTGCGTATCGTTGGGTCTGGGAACGTGAGTGGCTCCGCGATATTTTCTACGTCGGTAACCGCCAGTGGATCACATATAGCCCTGTCCGTAGGGAATGGGTGGATAAACGTCTACAGAAGTGGGTTCCCCGGCCTGTAACGAATAAGATGCTCGAAACTGTGAGTTCTATTCGTTCCAACATGTCGGCAATTAACCTCTCAGTCCTCGCTAGACCGGTAGGACACGATACCCAGAGCATCTCTACAGCCCAGATTGTTGACCAGATGTCTCCTCTCATCCACGAGGAGCACGCGATGCAGCAAGTCATGCGTGAAGCTGACTTCTGGTTCATTGTTACTGGTAACGCTCTCCTCCAACTGAGCTGGGATACTGACGTTCGGTTTAACCGTTCATTCATTCAGAGCGAGCGATGCCTCACCTGCGGTGCCGTTTCTCAGCCCCAGGACATCGCCCAGGCAGGAAACGTCTGTCCGGCGTGCGGTGGTAATCAGCTTACACCTGCTATGGACCCAGAAGGGAAACCTGCAGGTGAGTGGATATCGAACGGTAAGGGAAAAACGACAGCTTTAAGCCCGTTTGAGTGGGCAGTTCCATCAAACGTCACTCGTTTCGACGAGGTTCCCTACCTTATTCGCATGCGTTGGCGGGAAAAGAACTGGTACGAGGCCAATCGGCCCGAACTTGTGCCCTACATGAGTTGGGAAAAGTCTCCAATTGACCGCTCAATGCAGATTTATAAGACCCTGGCCCTCACAAACGACGTGGGCTCGGGCACACAGTTCAATTTCATGGGCTACGCCGGTCAGCAGACCGTCGAAGGCATCACGGAATACGAATTGTGGATGAAACCAACGAAAGATTTTCCGAAAGGCCTCGTTCTGCGGGTCGCTGGAGACACAAATCCTCAACTTGTGCATCAGGAACAGGATGAAGGTATCCCAGGACCCTTTCCTTACGTTGATATCGAGGGAAATCCGCTATTTCCATTCGTTCATGCGCAGTATGAGCACATGGGAGGCCGGTTATACGGCCGTTCTGCCCTGTCTCCGATCATCCAGAAGCAGGATCAGCTCAACCAAGTCGATTCTCTGACTCAGTTGATCGTTCAGCGCATGGCAAACCCCATCTGGGTCGTCCCAGAGGGTGCTGGAATCGACCATTTCACCGGGGAACCGGGTCTTGTTATGAAATGGAACCCTCTGGCGTCTGGCGGGCAAGCTAAACCAGAGCGAGTCGCTGGTGCTGAGGTTCCTGGATCGTTGTATCAGCTCCGCGCACAGATTACTCAAGAGATTGAGGCACTTTCGGGGACGTTTGACATCTTCAAAGGCAAATCGCCAAGCGGGAAGGAAGCATTCAGTGCTTTGCAGCTGTTGGTGGAGCGTTCGCAGAGCCGTTTTGCCGCCGCCTACCAGTCTCGTGGCGAAATGTACCGAAATTGGTTCAGTGTTGCCATCGAATTGGAGCGCCAGTTCGGTCCACAGCAGAGAACACTCTCCGTGCTTGGTCCCAACAAGGGCTATACCTTCAAGCACTTCGAGAATGCTCAGCTGCAGGGCCAAATCTCCTTCATCATCGAGGATGGGAGCAACGCACCTAAGACTTCGTTAGGTAAACGGGCTGCGATGGAGCAGGCGAATCAAATGCGGCTGTTGAATCCAATGGACCCGGAGCAGAAGTATGCTATGCTTCAGCTGTTGGGCCTTACCGAGATGGTTCCAACGCTGAACTTCCATGTTCAGACTGCATTACAGGTTCAGGACTCGTTTGAGCGCTGGGCGGAGAATCCGGCTTCTGGTCCTATGCCATTGGTGCTAAAACCATGGCACGATCCGATGATTCATTGGGTTGAGCGGATTAAGTGGCTTAATACAGACAGGATGCGAGAGGTTCTCGCTACTCGTCCCGACTTGGAGCCCATTGTTGGGCTTCATCTCCAGGAACTGAAGTTCATGATGATGCCTCCTCCGCTTCCGGAGGAAGGAAATCAGGGTGACAAGGCTCCTGGAAAGGGTCAGGCACTGAGCCAGAGCCGACGCGAGAGCAACAAGGACAATAGTCCACAAGGCAACGCACAGATGCCTAACGTTGCTGGTCCTGGCATGGGTCCGGTGTAATGAACTTCTTCAAAAAGATTGTTACTTTCCCGGTAAGGAAAACAAAACAAGTTATGACAGAGAAAATTGTTGGTCTTCTTCTTCGACATGCTTTGACAGCCCTAGGCGCTGCAGGACTCTTTACAGACGGTGAGGTTGCCCAGCTTGCTGGTGCGGTTGCCGTGATCGTGGGTCTTGCATGGTCTGGGTGGGAGAAGTATCGCCAGACTCCAAAAGCTTAAACGTCCCCGCTACGGGGCTCTTAACGGTTACCAGACTGCGTAGGGTCTGGTGATTCTCTGGGAACTAACCCAGCCCGGAAGCTTACCGGGTTAACAAGCGTAAGCAAGTAAAGGTAGAATCAATGTCAGATCTTAACGTCGTCGATCCAACTCCTTCGCCTGCAGCGGCGACACCAGCTGCACCGTCAGCGCCAGCGACAGTGGCGCCTTTCGCTCCTCCGGTAGCGACACCACCGGCTCCGGTTGCAGCGCCGACAGCTGCTCCAGACGATCGTTCCAATTGGGTTCCTCCTCATCGGATTAGGGAGATTCGTGAATCGGCTCAACGGCAGTATGCTGAAGCACACGCGCAGCATCAGGCACAGCTTGAGCATTACCAGAATCAGATTCGTGCGCTTGTGGGGGCTACACCGCCTCCGAACACGGAACACGAGGCTGTTCGTCAGCAGTTCTCTCAGCTCTACCCCGGTCTTGCCAAGGTTGAAACTTTCGCCGACAAGCTTGAGTCGTATGCCTCCAAGATGGAAGAGCTGGAGTCGGCTGTTGACTACATCTGGCGTAACCATGGTCGTCAGTCCATGGATCGAATCTTCAAACATGCTGAGGAATCTCTTGGGGCCCCCATCAACGATGAGGGGGAGTTGATTCTCGAAGAGCTCGAGAAGCTCCTGACGTCGAGGACG